GCGATGTTGCCGGTTCCGGCCACCCCGAGATTGCCGTTCGAGTTGACCGCATTACCGGTGAGGACGTTGCCGGTAATGTTGCTGGCCGAGGTGAGCCCGCCGCCGGCGGTGATCAGGCCGGCCGAATTGATATTGCCGTTGCTGGTTAGTTGGTTGCTGCTAATGACATTGCCGGTGATGTCGCCGGCGAAGTGGCCGGTAGTCGCAGTTACCGTGCCGGCGACGTCAACATTGCCGTTACTCGTCAGTTGCTGCCCGGTGACGACGTTGGCGGTGATGTTGCCGGTAACCGTGCCGCCGGTGATCGGCAGGTACGGCAATGACAGGGTGCCGGCGATGATCTGGTCATAGAACCGCCGGATCGCGCCCATCATGGCGCGGGCGCAGTTGTTCACCGACGAGGGGCTCTGATTTTCCGGCCAGCCATCGGGAGGTGATTGGTTATTGCTCTCGTCGACCGGCGACCATTCGGAAATGTCTGCCATCTATTTTCCTGCTTCTCGAAGCGCGAGCCGCCGCCGAATGACATCGGCGGGAGTTGACACCACCAGGCGTCCGCCGGACGGGACGTGCTTCTGGAGTTCTTCCGTCGTGTAGCCGAGCATGGCCGGGCTGGTCATCGCCTCGTGCACCACCCAGTCTTGCGTGTCACGCGCCTGAACGACACGGGCCAGGGTAAAAAGCCGACCCTGGCAGGCCAGCAGCACGTCCGGTTTGGCCTCGGGATAGCCCAGGATCTCGGCCATCGCTTTGTCGAAGGCGGCTTCCGGTTCCGCAGGCGCGATGCGGAAGGCTTTGGCCAACGCCTCGTCGATGGTGAAGAGACAGCCCTCTCGCCTCTTTTCCGTATAGGTCTCGACTTCGTCACAAGCGTCCGGCGGCAGTGCTATCCCGTAATTCTCCCGCGTGGCAAAGCAGGCCCGCTTCGGATGCTTCGGATCGATTACCGCCCGGAGTTGCGCCCGGATGTCGCCTTCCGGTTCGGGGACGACCAGGCTCAAATCGCCAGGCCCAGGAGCGGTGCCAGATTGCTGGCTGCTCCCGCCAGCCCGGCGATGCCGGAAATCGCGCTGCCGACGGGGTTGGAGAAGTAGGGCGTCGTTTGGCTGGCACTGCCGGTCTGCGGCGAGCCGATGAGACTGCTGTATTGCTGTAACCCCTGCCACGGCGCCTGCTGCACCCCGTAGTAACGCGCCATCTGGTCTTGGATCTGCTGCTGCTGGAACTGGCGATACTGCTGGTCTTGCGCAGTGAGGCCAGTCCCCGCCTGGATCGTCGCCTGTGGTCCCGAGTAAGCGGCCTGCGCCAATTGCGGGTACATCCGCAAGGCGTCCAATGAGGCTTGGTTGCCGGTGTTGTAGCCGCTGGACAATCCGCCGGCGCCGGCCAGCGCGGTCGCGCCGTATTGGTTGGCGGCGTCCTGGGCGGCTCGCTGGCCGGCAAAATACTGGTTGCCGGCAGCACCCTGGATATTGGCGGCCTGCTGCGCCCCGGTCAGGCCGAGGTTGAGACCTGCGTTGTAGAGCTGGCCGTAGTTTTGCGCCGCGGCGTCCTGCGCCTGTCTTTCCCTCGCGTATTGCTGGCCGTAGAGGTTGCCCGAGAGGTCGGAAAGGCTGCGGCCGAGGTTCTGCTCTGCCGTGCTGGCAAGCCCGGCCTGGGTCCCCGAGCCGTACCGCCCGGCTGCGCTGGCGGCAGCATCGAGCGAGGGCGCTACCGATGTCTGGTAGTTGCGGGTCACCGGGTCCATCGCCGACTGGACCATCTGCGACATGTACGGGTTGGAGTTCAGGTAATAACCCGAGGCCGTTTGGCCGAGCTGCGACAATCCCAGATTGTTGTTGGCGGCACCTTGGGCGCCATATGCCATCGAAGGGGCGGCGTATTGCCCGACCGCGCCCGCGTATTGCTGGCCGCCTTGGGTCGCGGCGTTTTGCAAGCCTTGGTAGTTCTGCATGACCGGCCCGGAGCCGCCGGCGAACTGCTGGTAGTACGGATAGGCCGGGTTATATTGCCCGCCATACTGCCCGCTTGCGGCCTGCTGGAAGGCGGTGTTGGCGGTCGGCCACATGCCGGCAGTGACGTTCTGCCCGGTGTTGTAGAGGTCCTGGTAGCCCTGGGTTTGCAGGATGTTGGGCGGGATATAGTCGGCCAGGGTTTGGCCGGGGTAATAGGTCTGTGGGTCGGTCCTGTTAAGGTTTTGCGCCTGCCCCCAGAGATCGTTGAGGTAGGGCTGTTGCGCGGTTTGCACCGGGTTGATGGCGGTCGAGGTGGCGTTGGTTTGCGACGGCTTACCCATCTATTCAACCCTTCGCAGCATCGCGATGTCACCGGTTGCTTCCGCCCCCCAGGCCCGCAGCCACCCGGGGCGGCCAAGCGTGGTGATGCACTGGCACCCGGTTTCCCGCGCGTGCTGGTCAATTGCTGCAATCAACGGCCCGATCCACATTTCCATGTTGCTGCCGCCGGCAAAGATCATTTCGAGCGCGCGGCGACGCGGGTATTGCCTGATCTCGGTGACTATGACGGCAGCGACCCTGCGGTCTATTTCACAGATCCAGATACCGAACTGGCCGGCAAACGCCGCCCGCAGGACATCGACCGGCTCGTAAGCGCCGCCGGCCCGGCGGGTAGACTTGGCAAGAAGCGGCGCGATGTACCGCCAGCGTTCCGCCAGTTCATCGAGCGGCGGCAAGCGCACGCTGACTTCAGGCAACCCGCACCATCAGCACCGACCCAGCGCGGTAGAGCCCGCCGACTGCGACGCCCGCCGCTGCCGCTGCGGCGTCGTCAACGGCGTCCGGCGGCACGTTGTTGGCGCGAGCGGCAAGCAAGTTAAGGCTCTCCGCCATGCCGCGCAGCCACGCGGCCCAGGCTTGCGGCGGCTGGTCCGGCGGCACTGTGGGCACGGTAGTGGTGAGCGGGCTGTGGGCAGCCATCAGCGCCGCGATCCTTCAGGAATAATTTGAACGTCTAACCCAGCGAGATGGCGGAAGGTCTGCCCTGCCGGCATCTGCATGCGAAACCGGATATAGCGTCCGGTGGCGCGTTGCGGGCACTCCCCAATCTCGTTGAGCGCGACCGGCGGCTCCCAGGTGACGGGATCGGTCTGCCGCTCGCGGTGGCCGACTGCGATTGTCGCGGTGGCATTGCCGTCGTTGAGCGGCCGGGTCAGCCGCACCCACGCCCGCCTGCCGTCCTGTGGCTGCATCTCGGCGGTTTCTAAAGTAGGCGCCATCGCCGGGCCGCCACCGATCGCCAGGCGGTGATCCCGGTCAAAGAAGCTAAGCCTGGACGCCATGTTGCCGGTCCAGAACGGATCGTCAAAGCTCGGCTGGATGGTATCGAGGTCGCCGAGCCCGTCGATATTGTCGAGGTTGTAGATGGTGCCGTACATCGCGACCGTCATCCACTCGACGTGGGTCAGCGGCGGATCGAGGTCGATGTAGGAGGCGCGGGAAAGCTCCCAGTTGTAGACGAAGAGACGCGATAGAAGCCCGTTTGAGCCGACCGTTGGATAGGCCCAGATGACACTGCGAGAGCGCGGGTCGCGGATACCCTGGACATAGGTCAGGTATTGGTCATCGAGTTCGCGCCAGAACAAGGCGTCCCACTTCTGGGCGCCGACGGGGTAAGAGGCACTACCGTCAAAGGCAGCAAACCCGTCCGAGCTGAGATAGTAACAAACCGGCCGGACGGCGCCGCTCTGGTCGCGCGCGTGATCCACCACCACCGAACGCGGCGCCATCGTGCCGCTGGCACCCTGAGCAATTCTAAACTGGAAAATGAGCGGCGGTCCGGTAAAGGAAGCGGTGTAAATTCCACCAGTGCAAAAGATAACAACATCGCTTCCCGGGGCAAAGCCGGAGACTAACTGAGTGACGTTACCTAGATCAGTCTGGACCAGGTCTTGGTAATCACTCATGACCTGTTGTGCTTCTATGCTTCCCGGGACTGGCCAATAAGTCGGGTCGTTGATGCTCGACCACCACACCCGGTAAGGCCGCGGACCATCGACATCATCGACCGTGTTGCCGACCATCAGGAAGTCTTTCACCACCGCGACGTATTTGGCGACTGGCGCAGGCGCGACGACCGGGTCGGCCAGCGGGTCACCCGGCTGCAGATCGGCGAAGTTAGCATCTCCCAAAGCGAGGCTCTGGATCGGGTCCACCCCGTTGGTCGCGATGATGTGGTCGCCAAAGCTGGTCATCGACCAGTGGCCGCCAGTGAGGAGAACAGGCGGCGTGGCATAAGCCCCGCCGACGGTGCGGCTGGCATCCGCCAGGTTTTTGGTGGTCGGCAATACCTGGTAGAGCTTTTGCCGGTCGCCGGCAAAAATGTAGACCTGCCCGTCCGGCGCCCGGATGCTATAGGAACCCTGGCAGACCTCGTCCAGGGTGTTGTCGCTCCACGGCACCGCGGTCGGCATCGGGCCGTAGGATTTCTGGGTCAGCGGCACGCAGTTTTTGATGACCGGGCTGCCGGTGTTGCCGAAATCCGGCTGATCCGGCAACCACTCAGGCCACGGCGCGATGGTCATCTGGTTATTTCCAATACACCCAACCGCTTTCCAGATAGCGGAACTGGAGCCCGGCGCCTGGACCGTAAGCATTCTCGGGGGGCGATAAGGGCGCGGCGCCGGCATCGGCTATCGTCAGCGCCGTCACGGGGTTGGCAAAACTGATCTCCACCAACATGTCCGGCTCCGCCGGCGGTAGCCAAATCGTCAGGGCGGCGCGGGGGCCGCCTGCGACATACAAAGCCCGCTCGCCAGCCAACATCACCACCAGGGCGCCCGAGAACGGATTGACCATCCGTACCGCCGCCTCGGCAACCGGTAACGGCACCGGGGCCGGCGCCGCCCCGCCGCTGGCGGTACCACCACCCGCGCTGGTCTGGATACCGTGCGCCCGGATCTGCATGGGGCCGGCCCAGCGGGTCTTGCGGTCGTAATTCTCGATCGATTGAAACGCGGCATCCCGCCGTTGCAACCATAAAGGCGCCCGCTCGTCGTGGCCGATGTAAAGCTCAGCCTCGGCCAGGGTCCCGAACAAGTAAGCGTCGGCGTGGTCGCCTAAAAGCCAATTGGTTGGCCGGCTCTCCGAAAGCGGTGGCACGCCAACCTGATAAACCAGTTCGACTAACCCATCCTGGTTGGGCGATGGCCCAAACGCCAGCACAAACCCACCCCACATACCGCTTTGCCCGACGTCGCCACCTGTGTTCAATGCAAACAGCGTGTAATAGCGCGGTATGCCGCTAGTGCCGAATACCGCACCTCCCGGCTCCAAATACTCCAACGCATTCGGCTGACCACTCCACCACACTCGCCGCACCGCCCAGCAATCGTTAGGCAACATCAGATTGCTGCCAGCCGCGACCGGCAGATCCAAAGCCACCCGCTCGGCGTCGATCACTCTGAGACGCCGGTTGGCCTCGGCCTCGAACAGAGTGATCATGTCCGGGATGGCAGGCGCTACCAGCGGGTCGCCCGGCCGGGCCAGCCAGCCTAAGACGCTAGAAATTAAATCTTGGTACGTCCCTAAAGCCATTTCTTTAGGTACTCCGCAGCGGACTGCAATACTGCCGCATCATCTTTCAAGCATCCTATTCCACGATTGCAATCTCTGCACAAAAGCCCACGGGCATATCCTGTCTTATGGTCGTGATCGACATGAAGGGTTTGGCCGGATGCGTTTCGACAAATAGCGCAGACGCCATCCTGAGCAGATAACATCTCCTGATAATCTGCCAACGTGATGCCGTAGTTTGATTTTAGCGACTGATCGCGCTGATCCCGCCCGCGTCGGGGCGCAAGCATTCGCTCGCGATATACCGGGTCTTTCTGGTACCTATCGCGTTTCCTGCGCTTCTCTCGCTCCTGCCACTCTGGTGTCTTCCTTGCTTCTATCTTAGCCCGATACTCCGGGTCGTTTTCATACCGCTCCCGCGCTCTTGCGTTTCGAGCTTCTATAAAAATAGCAGATTTATCCCGAGCTTTTATTTTGTCGCATTCTAAACAATTGCCATTACTGAACCGACGCGGCGCGAGATGACCGCGAATGCA